TATCGGTGGAATTATTCGTTGAAGACAAATTCCGCATAAACTTTGCATATTTGATCGAGAACCCGACAAAGATTGATTCAGAAATTATATTCAATTTCAAAGAATGCCAATCGTTCCGGACGACGTTTTCGAGATCGCGAACACTTGAACATGATTTATATTATATAAAAGGGCGGTTTTAGAAAAAATGCGGGAAGAATACAATCATAATCCGTTTGAATTTAAAGTTGCCCATTATGTCCAATTTATAAATGGTTCGTGGTGCGAGCTTGAAAAAGCATTTCCAAGATTTATGCCGATTTTTAAATATGAAAAAGACGGATCAATAAAAATAGTTCATGCACCAGTTTCGGAAGATATTTTATTTCATGAGCGTGCAAAATATCAAGGATTTCATATTTTCGCCCATAGAAAAGTTTGTTTAAAACATTACGACACAAACGGCGACTTTTATTCAGTAGAAGATGAAATCAATGTTGACGATTTGAATGACGGTTTATAAACGAACCGGACGGACAGAAAAAACAATTGAAAGCATTTTGAAAAACAAATCAGAAAAAATCGAATTTTTGGTGCTATTGGACAAGCCTTGAAAATCAGAACGAGAAAATTTGAAAGCCTTGACCGAAAGACGAAATCAAGAAGACGGAACAATTCAAGTCTTTATTCAACAAACAGATCATAAAATTACATGATTGCGGAATAAAGCCTTTGAAATTGCGTCAAATGAAAATGTTTTTATTATAAATGATGATATTGAAGTTTCAAAAAATTTTGATAAAATAATTCAAGAGCATTTGGAAAACAATATTGTCAATCCGGTTTTCAGAAATCCGCACGAAGAATGACTAAGGTATAAAGACAATAATATTTCTTGACATGCACGAGCAATAAAAAAATCAGATCGAAACAAAATTTGAAAGATAGACGAAAGGTTAAAACTGCGGTATTGAGACGATTTCATATTTCATAATGCAATTGATCATGGATTGAAGATTGAGTGGATCACAGACGTTGAAGTTTTCCACCGATATTCAAAAACGGTATTAAGTGAAGAATTGAAAAAAGAAGTCGAATTGACAAAACTTGCAGATAGAGAAAACCGGAAAATGATATTGAAAGAAAAATGACGATTTGATTTTAGATTTCAATAATCATGAAAGAAACAAACAAGCACCACAGAATTCCACGTTCAAGGGGCGGAAATTCTGAAAAAGAAAATCTGAAAGTCCGGGACGTAAAAGAGCATGACAACCGACACAGAGCACATGGAAACGAAACGCCCGCCGAACAAATATTCAAGGTCTTGTCTGTAAATTCAAATTGTCTGAATGTAGATTTCAAAAGAAGTTTGATCGAAGTATTAAAATTTTTCAAGGGGAATTATTACAAAGAAAATTGTTTGAATTATAAACCAAAAGAAAATTTAGATCTTTAATCAAAAAATCATGTTTCATTATTTATTATTGACGATTTACCGAGTTTTTGCGACGCGGATTTCGTTTGCATTGGGACATAAACGAAAGGACAAGTCAAAATATGTTCTTTCAATGATCATTTGTTGAATAATCTTTTGATTTATTTTATTTCATAATCAAGCAGAATAAAATGTGGAAATTATTATTACTTTTAATTTGTGCAGTTCTTGTTATTATTTGATTGATCAAACTTGAAATTGCTTTGTTTAGATTTTTATTGACTATTTGAATAATAGGATTTGTTCTTGTTTTAGCTTATTTGTAAAAATAAAAAAATGTATGAATTGCAACCCGTCTTTGAATGCGTAATTTCTTTTATTTGTGCGTTAGTCCGATATTTTACGGCTTTTTCGTTATTCAAGGGCGACAAATATTTTCAATTCGTTTCAATTATTTGTTGAACAATGCGGTTAATTCTTGCGTTGTTTTCCTTTTATAACTTTTTCTTTTAATCATGGAAAAATTACTTGAATTATTGAACGCGTTTGAAACGCCTAAAAGTTGAATTGTTTTTAAAAGTTATGACAATTACGATTGAACTTTTTATTGAATAGATTGTGATTGAGAAACCGAAGTCGCACGGAGTGACGCTTTAATATGTAGCAAAAAAAATTTATTTATTGAATGGTTAGTTTCAGAATGATACATAAACGAATGAAAATTCTTTCAAATGACCGAACAGATCCAGGACGCTTGACGAAAGATAGATCCGCCGGAATTTGAAACAAAAGTAAATGATCTTGATTGATATAATAAATTAAGAAAGAAATATTTGTCAGAACGATTGATTATGTTTTTGTCAGTTCAAGACGATCCAATAAACGTTTTAATTCAAATAATCGAATAAATCATGAAAATTGAAAATGTAAAAATCGAAAAGTTAATTCCTTATGAATTCAACAATAAAATTCATGATGAAACACAAGTAAACAGAATTGCAAATTCAATCCGTGAATTTGGATTTTTGCAACCACTTGTCATTGATAAAAACAACGTGATTATTGTTTGACACGGAAGATTTGAAGCAAGTCAAAAACTTTGATTGAAAGATTGTCCGTGCGTAAGGGTTGACGATTTGACGGAAGAACAAATCAAAAAATTCCGCATATTAGACAACAAATTGAATGAAAGTGCATGGAATGAAGACAATTTGAAAATTGAATTGCAGGAAATAAAAAATTTCAATATTTGAGAATTGGAAATAAAGGTTGAAGAATTATTTCCGGATCTTGAAGAAACAGAAATTTCAAGTTCATGAAATTCAACTATTTGATCAAATAAAGAAATCACACCCGACGATTTATGAGAATTTCAACATAAATGTCCGGCTTGTTGATTTGAATTTAACGATAATGATGAAAACAATGATGAATTATAAATGGAATTTGAAAGATCTTGAAAAAGTAAAAAAAAATTGATACAAGGTTTTTTCATGTTTTTCATGTGGGTGATGATCATCAATGTGATATAAAAACGCATGATATGAAGTGATTGGGACATGTGAAATTGATCCGGAAATGGACAAAATATATCAATTGAATTTTTGAAAATGATATAATTTTTTAATGTGAGTGCAGGATTTTAAAAAAATTCCGAATGAAAAAATTCCGAAAGATTTATTTGATATTGATCTTTTGGATTGATCACCACCATGTTCAACGTTTTCAACCGCATGATTAAGAGAAAAAGGACGATGAAAAGAAAAGGTATTCAGAGAATGACAAGCAAAACAAGTTTTGTCAGATTTGTTTTTTGATTATCTTGATTGTGTTGAAAAATTACAACCGAAAATTGTTGTTGCGGAAAATGTGAAATGAATGTTGAAATGAAATGCAAAATGATATTTGAAAAAAATTTTTGAAAGATTTGATCAATTGTGATATACTGTGCAATTGTTTTGTTTGGATTGATCCACAATGTGATTGCCACAAAGACGTGAAAGGATCTTTTTTTGTGCACATAGAAAAGAATTTGATTTGCCAAAGTTGAAACTTGATTTTCATGAAAAGCCAATTTTATTCAAGACAATCAAAGACAATTCATGAAAGATTGATCGTCCATTGACATGAAAAATGCTTCAAGTTTCAAAATATGCGAAATTTTGAGACAAATCACTTGAACAAGCAGATTTCAGATTTGAAAAGAAACATAATTTATTTACATTCCATTGGATCTATGATGATATGGTCCCTTTGACAATAACAGCCAATGATCAAAATATTGTTCGATGAGAAAAAAGATATTTGAATATTTCAGAAATGAAATTGATTTGAAGTTGGCCACAGGACTATAAATTTTGAAAAGTAAGACCACAATATTTAATTTGAATGTCTGTTCCACCTTTGATGATGTTTCATGTATCGAATGCAATCAAAGAACAACGACTTGATTTAATTTATAATAAATAATCATGCAACAGAAAAATTTTGATTATAACGCATTAAAACTTGAATATTTCAAATCTGAAATTGACGAGATCAAGTGATTTTGGATTGCAAAAGGGTTGAAATATAATTCCAAAGTCGGCGAACATACAAAAGGACGGGGACAGGAAAAGCAAAAGCGAAAAGACGCAATAATTCAAAAAGCATTGGAAAAGGAAAAAAACAAGATCGCAAGCAAACTTGAAATAGACGTTGAAGATCTTTTCAAAACAAAGAAGCAAGCCTACGAGTTAATGAAAGTGAAGTTAAATCAATATACAAAAAAGATCAATGAAGCAAAAGAAACGGGCGAAGAAGAAAACGTGCCAATAAACATGAAAGATCTTGAAAAGATCCGAAAGGTTGCAAAAGTGGAATTATGAGAACCGACGATCGTTGCAAAAAATGAATGAACGACGACTTTAAAAACAAATTGACCATTGGTTGAAATAATCCGTTCAGATGAAAAAGAAGAAATCCAGGACGAAAGCGAAGAAGACGACGAATAATCGTCTTTTTTTTATTTGCTTTTTATTCTGCAAAAAGTATAAAAATATTATTCAATCATCGATGATAAAATAATATTATGTTTGTAAAATGAAATCAAATTTGAAAAAAAAGTCGGAAAATTTCCGATCAGAAAAAAAAGCGGGTGCATTTATCTTTATTGCAGAATATTTTTGAAATATCACGTCAAGCAATCAAGAACGAATGCAGTAAAAGAAAAATAGATTTGTCCGATGAAATGCAAGTGGCGGTTTATATCAAAGAAAAAATAAAATGACAAATCAAATAAAATTATTCTGAAAGCAAACAAAAGTTCGGGACGTTTTAACGGATCAGAAAAACCCTATTCTTGAACTTTTAATCGGGGGCGGTGCGGGTTGATCAAAAACTTTCACAGGTTGCCTACGGCTTGCGACAATGTGTTTGAATTACCCTTGAACCCGTCGGGGACTTTGACGTTCCAAAATGAAAACCTTGAAAATGACGAGCTTGAAAACTTTGACAAAATTATTGACGAATGATTTTCAATTGATAGAATGAAAAGATTTCAAAGTTCATGGATCAAATGACCCGCAAACGCCGAATACAATAATTTTCCGGAATTGATCCGAAATAATTTTACTTGATTTAAAATATTACCCGTCTCTTGATCCGGATTTTGACGACTTATGATCACTTGAATTGACGGGCGGATTTATTGACGAAGCCGTGCAGATTACCCACAAAGCATATCAAGTTTTTTCTTCGAGAATTTGAAGACGAAAAAACGAACAATTAGGATTGAAACCAATGTTGTTAATGTCTTGCAATCCAGGAAAAAACCGGATTTATCAAGAATTTTACAAGCCACAAAAAGCGGGAACGATTGAACCGCACAAAAGATTTATTCAAATTCTTGCGAAAGATAACCCGCATGTTGAAGACTATGTCCAAAAATTATCACTTATGCCGGATTGACCATTGAAACAAAGATTATTTTATTGAAATCGAGAATACGACGACGATACAAATAAAGTTTATTCATACCGCGACTTGCAATCAATCTTTACAAATCAAGGGGCGACAGGTGAAAAATATATTATTTCCGACGTTGCGGGAACATGAAAGGACGACACAATAATTACGGTGCGGGATTGACGAAAAATAATTGATACAGTTATTGAAAACAAATCCACGCCCGAAAGTGTGAAGCATTTAATGACGCAGAAACAACTTGAATATAATGTTAAATTAAAAAATATGCTTTACGATTGATCTTGACTTTGACGGGGACTTTCGGGGTTAGGTTGCGAAATTTTCCAATGATGATCAAAGCCAATTCCGACAAAGGACGCAACGGATCAAGAAAAAGAATGACTGAATAAAACTTATTTGAATTTACGTTCACAATGTTTCTTTATGCTTGCAAAATGGATCAAGGATTGATCTTTGTCAATTCCGAATATGTCCGAAGAATTGCAAACAAGAATAATTGAAGAACTTGACGTAATTCAAGCATGGAAAATTGAAAAAGATTGACCGCTACAAATTATTCCGAAAGAAGAAATCAAAAAGATTTTATGACGTTCGCCGGATTTTGCAGACGTTATTTCAATGCGTGTTTATTTTGAATTGATTGAAAGAAACGAGCCAATGTTTTATTAAAAAATAAAAAATGAGATTGATTGCACCACCCTTTATTGATCAAAAAATATTTGATTGATTAAAAAGCCGTGAAAAAGCATATTTGATTTTTTTATTTCAGAAACGCTTTACAAAAAAGCAAATCATGAAAAGATTATTCATTGATAACGAAAGAACTTTTCAAAGATTGCAGAAAAAAATGTCGGATCTTATAAAGCGACAAAATGACGCAAAAAGAAGAAAACCGGTTGAAATCAAAAAAAATTCCGATAAAAAGAAAATATAAAAATTTTATTTTCTTTTTGATAAACCATGTCCAGATACATTTGAAGAAAAATCAATGTCGGTTTCTGAAAAGAAGCGACAAGATGAACAGCCGTTGCACCTGCTTTATGGTGTCCAAAAGCAACGCTTGATTTTGAAGAAAAATCAGAAAAAGTGATTGATGAAAGTTCAATCGGAGTTATTGAAGACAGTTTTGATTGACATGTTTCAAAGCAGTGGGCGGAATGATCTTTTGAATGCAATGTTTACGCAAACGCAATTTGATATATTTTATTAAATGTTTTCGGTTCAGTTTCTACAACATGATCAAGTGGAGAATTTACGCACGCTTTTTCAGTTGCAGAAAATAACCAACACCAATCTTTGACGATAGGTCTTGCAGATGATACGCAGGACAAACAGTTTCCACTTGCAATGGTTAATACGCTTGAATTAACAGCGGAAACATGAGATTTTGTAAAAGCAAATGCAGAATTTAGATCAAAGAAAGGTGCAAACGCAACTTTAACACCAAGTTATTCAGACGATTTCGCTTTATTATGAAAGAATGTTCAGATTTATTTTGCAGATGACTTGACTTGATTAGATAGTGCAAGTCCAATCAAAGCAACAAATTTTACTTTGACAATAAATAAAAACCTTGAAGACGTTGACGTTCTTTGAAGCGTTGAGCCGGACGATTTCTGCAATACGCAATTTACTGTTGAATGAAATGTCGAGCTTTTGCGAGATGACGAAACTTATAAAACAATTTTCATGAATGGAACAAAAAAAGCAATGAGAGTTGAAATAATCGACACAAATTCAACACTTTCAACATGAAATCCG